TTGGCTTTGACTTTAAAATCAACGTTATTGAAATCTATATTTAAAAAAAAGAGCCAAACTGATAGAATGGCTCTTTAGTCTAAAATAGTACGATTAAAATTATCCTAAGACTGCATAATCATATGCAATTTCTAATTCAATAGTTTTGGCTTCATCTGTTGACCAGTCCATTTGACCCCAATTTGAGGTCTTAATGTAAGCACCATATAAAGTCCAGGTTTCCACTGCTGATATTTTAGGGTTCATTGCCTGTAGCGTTAAATCCTTTTTATATTCAGTGAACGCAAATCCGTCTTTTCCTGATTGGGAATTGTGATGAATTTTAATCCAATCGTGAACTGCTTTTGCTCCTGATGGATCTACTGGATCATATAATGTGATATTAATGTTTTGCCATCTTGATTTGGCTTTGACTTTAAAATCAACGTTATTGAAATCTATATTTATCTGACCATTATCTAAGTTTGGCATTGCTGCTGCCTTGATAATATACGATGGAATACCTGCTATTGTCATCAAGAACCGAAAACTAACTTTTGGTTCAAATGGTGTAAACATCATATCTACTGTTCCTTTCTTTTATTTAATAAATAGTTTTAATTTTCAGATTTTACGGTGTCCACTGGAAATACTGCACCAGTAGGTAAAATATTGAAATCAACAATTAAGAATTCAGCAGTCTTTGCAGGTTTCAAATATATTTGAGCTCGCATTTCATTTCTGTCAACAACTTCAGGCCCATTGTTTTTCTCATCGATAACGATTTTGAAATCATATAAACCTTGTTTTCTTCGGCAGTCTTCGAACCATGGACTAGTAATGTTTATGAAATTATTTCTAGTTTCATTGGTGTTTTGTTCAAATACCAAATATTTAGAAGTTTCAGCAACATGTCTTTTTGCTGCTATCAATAGACGTCTAACGTTAATTCTATCTAATGCCGATCTCTTTTTCTGAAGTGTTTTTTGACCCCAAACTGCTATACCTGTTCTAGGGAAAGTTGCAATTGGATTGACATTTTTCTTATACAGATTATCTCTATCGTTTTGAGTCATAATCCTTTCAGTTTGAGTAGCCATTTCAATTCCACCTCTGTTTAATCCTGCAGGAGCAAACCATTTTTGTCCAAAATAATCATTGAACGCAAATACTCCAGGCATCACAGCTGATGGTGGCAACCAAACATTATCTCCTAAATTAGCATCTGGGAATTGGACCCATGGGTAATACATACCAGCATAATTAGAATTTCTTGCTTCAGCTGCTCTTTGTGCATCACCTACGCCTTTTCCATATGGAACCGGGTCAACAATATAAAAAGCATCACCTCTGTCTTCACACATATTAATTGCTCGGCTGATAATTTGAGCATGTGCTGGCAGTAAATCAAATAGACCTGGAGTAACTAATAAATCGAAATCAAATTGATCTTTGTTTGATAACATATCTATTGCATCAAGATAATTAGTTTCGCCATACTCAGCTCTTGCAACGTTAAGACCTTGAGTGTTATATTCCCAAATTTCTTCATTCATTGCTTTTGGATTTGCAACGTTGCCATCTGATCCAAATGCAAATATACCTTGCAATTTATTTTGAACAACATTTGAAATACCTGTTACTTTTGAAAACTTAGTAATATCTGAATTTTCAGCTACCCCTAAAGTAACTTTAGCATGAGTTGCTCCAGCAGTGATAGTACCGGCTCCTGCATCTGCAACTTTCAATGATGTCGCTGATGTTACTTCTGTAATACTAAACCAAACTGATCCAATCTTAATCACATCGCCTACTTTATAATCAGTGAGAAATGTAGTTGTCGTACCTGTTACAACTGCTATTCCGGCTGCAGGCGCTGCTTTAGCAACTGTACCAGATTTTACAACTGATGGAGTAGATGCAGTTACACCTGTGATATTGATTATACCTGTAAAAGTTGGTGTGAACGCTGCTGGTAATGAATTTACCAAACTGAAATCTCTAACAAATCCATCTTCAGTAAGATAATTTAAAGTTTTTTGATTGACAATAACTCTAACAAATCTAGATCTGTTTGGATATGTTCCCTTTAATTGTAAATAAGGAACTCCGGAACTATCTGCTTGTAGAGTGTAATATTGTGTACCAATCACTTTTTCTATATAGTTCGATTGAGTTGGATCTAAAGTTACTCCTGAAAATGATTCAAGTATAAATGGTCTTAAATCAGAATCATCACCACGTCTAATATTAACATCAAATGTTCCTCTTAACGGATCAACATTAGCAACTTCCCATCTGATATTATATCTAGAACCTTGTCTCAATATTGACAAATCTTCCATGTCTCCTTCAGGATTGTCTTGTGCATCGTATGTGGTTGTGAATCCTTTAAGTGCCGCAACTTTATTGCCAGAGTTTGTAGAATCTCCATCACTCAAAGCTACTAATTGAAATGACATTTGGGTTTTAACTGCATTGAATGCTGTAGTCCAAGCTTGTGAATATAACGAATCAATGATATCATTAATAGCTGCAAATTCAGCTTCTGTTAAAGCGTTGTTTCCAGTATTTGAATCCACCATTGTATCATAATCTGCTCGAAGAACTGTTGAAGATGTTTCGGTATTATAATCTGCAATTGCATCGTCAATATAGTCTTCTCGATTTAATAATGTAGGTAACACTGCGCCAGATACATTTCCGTTCTTAGCTAAGACGTTTGACTTAGCTGGAGCATATCGATTACCAAGAATTCTTACTACGGTAGCAAGTTCTCCGTATCTCATATATTCTTCAACTGCATAAGCTGTCAAATATTTAAATTCTCTTTCTTCTACGCCTGAACCAGATGAAAAAACATCTCCGAACCATCTTACATATTCTGCGTAACTTGATACCGGCGTTGGTACCATTGCTGGACCCCTAACGGTTGGTCCTATCACTGCCATTCCTACGGCTGGAATTATATCTGGATAAAATGATTGATCAATCTCTCGAGTATATACACCTGCTGAAAGGAAAGAATTTTTAATTGCCATTAATTTATTC